GAGGAAGAGGCAAAAGCAGCAGCAGCGAAAGCAGCCGAGGAAGAGGCAGCAAAAGCGGCAGAGCAGCAGCCAGAGGGCGAAAATGAAACGCCAGACACCGAAAACGAAACGGAAAACGGCGAGAATGAAACGCCAGAGCAGCAGCCAGAGACAAAGGAAGAGCCAAAGAAAAGAGGCAGAAACAGCTAGGGGGTGCTTATATGACCGTAGAGGAATTAAAAGCACTTGGGCTACCGATTAAAGCAACAGAAACAACGTGCTTATATGTCGGAGCGGCTATTGATTGGCTTTTAGATCATACCACGCTTGAGATTGACAAGGAAAACTTGCAAGAGAGCGTAAAAGCCTTGCCAGACGGGGCTAAACTGTTTATAAGTCGCTATTATGGCGTTATGAGCACAGACGGCAACGTAACAAGCGAGAGCATAGGCGGTATATCACAGAGTTTCGGCACAGCGACCAAAGAGGCGCAGCTATGGCAGCTTGCACAAGAGCTTATCGGCGGCAAATATCTTAAAAGCGAAATACGCAGCGTGCCAAACGTGAGTAAGTGGGTGTAGAGCATGGGTGTAAAATGGACGACAAAGAAAAATAGTTTTCCGAAAATGGAAACCGCTATAAAGCAGCTGGACGGCAAGACCGTAAGCGTGGGAGTTTTAGGCGGCGGGGAAAACGCTTGGCTTGCGTCTATCCATGAGTACGGCTGCAAAATCAAAGTAACCGATAAAATGCGGGCTTACTTGCACAGGCAAGGCTTGCACCTTAAACCCACGACAACGCATATAGTCATACCAGAAAGAGCTTTCTTGCGTAACGGGTACGACGAGAGCAAAGACGAGGTATTAAAAAAGGCAGATGCCTTAATAGGGGACGTGATAGGCGGCACAATGTCGGCAGATCAAATGTGCGAGCTTGTAGGCTTGTTATTAAGCAGCAAGATTAAAGACTACGCGCAAGAGCTTAACAGCCCGCCTAACCACCCGTACACCGTCGGACAGAAAGGCAGCAGCAACCCGCTTGTAGATAGCGGGGATATGATTAGCTCAATAACTTATAAGGTGGAGTAAAGCATGGCAATATACAACTTTGAAAGATTGATAGAGAAGTACGGCGTAGCTTGCCAGCTTGAAACAACCGCAGCGAGCAGCTGGAAAGCTGGCGAGAAAGTAAAAGGGGAAACGACCGTAACGGACATACGCGGCGCAATCGCTTCCATATCGGAAAAGCGCATAAATAACAGCGGCGGCGACTATAAACAGGGCGATTGTGAGTTTATTACGACTACACCTATAGCAGTAACCGACAAGACCTATATTTTATACAGGGGCAAGCGGTACAAGCTGCAAGATAGCACCGACTATACGGAATATGCGGACTTTTACATTTACATAGCAAAGGGGGCAGATGCGTTTGATAGAGTTAAGCAGTAAACAACGTATAATGCTTGGTATGCTTGAGACATACACGGGCTGTACGCTTGTACCAGCGAATACGACCGACGAAACGCCCGCATACCCTTATATAAGTTTCTCTGTTATCAATTTAGGCACACGCAAGGGCACTTATTCGGCGCATACAGGCACGAAAGAAGTAGACGGGCAACAAATACCCGTAGACATACTTGTAATGCCAGCAAACGCGAAATACAGCTTTACGGTACAGAGTGACGACGAGGCAGAGGCACTTATGCTTGCTATGCAAATAAAAGACTTTTTCGAGGAAGTAAAACGGCAAGAGCTGGCAGACAAAGAAATTATAGTAGCAGACGTAGGCAATATTACACCGCGCGACAATCTGCTTACTATGGAATACGAGTACAGGAAAGGCTTAGACGTTACGCTAAGACTTAGTAATGTAATCGAAACAAGAAACGACGAACCTATTAACAAAGCAACGCTTACTAGCGACAAGCTAGACAAGGCGGTAGAGATTGAATAGAAAGGATAAGACAATGGCAGATACTTACACACAGGTTAAAGACATTAACGTAAATATCACTATTGCCGCTGCGGCTGGCAGCGTAGGGCTTGGCTATCCGTTAGTAATTAGCGGAATGGCAGAGAAAGAGGTAGCCTATACAGAGTGCGCCAGCATTACAGAGGTAGTAGCTGCGGGCTTTGACGCAGAAAGCGAAGTATACAAAGCATGCGAAGTTATTTTCGGACAGGCAAACAAGCCTAAAACAGTAGCCGTAGTAGCAACTACAGGCAAGGTAGCAGAGTGGCTTACAGCTAACATAACAAAAGGCTACAGACAGATCGTTCCTGTACTTGGTACAGAGGACAGCACAGTAGCAGAGCTTGCAGCGTTTGTAGCAACTACAGACGACAAGATGCTTTTTGTAGCAGTTAAAACAACAGACGAGCTGCCACAGACACAGAGCGAGCGTGTAGTAGCTGTAGTATACGGCGGCGAAAGCGCATATCCTAACGCAGCTGTAGTAGGTGCAAGCGCGGGCTTAGCAGCTGGCTCTTTCACTTACAAAAACTTAGTGCTTACAGGCATTGTGCCAGAGGCACTTACAGTAGGCGAGGTAAAGACTATCCACGACGCGGGCGCAATTTGCATCTTAAAGAAAGCGGGCGACGTGGTTACGAGCGAGGGCATCACAACAGACGGCGAATATATCGACATTGTAGACAGTAAAGACTACATTGTGTCTAATATCGTATATCAAGGGCAGAAATTGCTTAACTCAAGCAAAAAACTTGCTTTCGATAATACAGGCATTTCGCAGCTTGAAAACGTCGTTATGGGCGTTCTTGCAGATGCTTATGCAAACGGCATTATTGCCACAAATGAGGACGGCACACCAGCATACAGTACAGACTTTGCAAGCCGCGCAGAGACAAGCGACAGCGACAGAGCTACACGCACATACAACGGCGGCAAGTTTACGTTTGACCTTGCGGGAGCTATCCATAATGCAACTATTAACGGTACTATCGAAGTGTAAGGGGGTTAAAGCATGGTAACACAGTATAACGCTAAAGACGTTGTAATTACAGTAGACGACGTATTTATTACAGGCTTGGGCGAGGATTTTGTCACAGGCGAGAAAGACGAGGATAACGCAAGCCCTGTAGTAGGAGCACAGGGCGACGTAGTGGTAAACGAGATCAATAACGACTTAGGTACTATTACTTTAACATTACAGGGAACAAGCCCGCAGCTGCCTTTCATTAAGAAATTGGCACGCACAAAGACTATTATTCCTGTATGGGTAAACAACAAAGCACTTAAAGAGAAATTTGGCGGCAGCAAAGCAATGATTAAGAAAACGCCTAGCTTAGAGTATGGCGCAGAGCTTGCAGACCGTGAGATCGAGATACAGGTATTTGATTATACCGTAGAATAAACCACAAAAGGGCAGCTTTAACGAGTTGCCCTTTTTTTATTAAAAGAAAAGGAGATTTTTAAAAATGGCAGACAACAAATTCTACACAGTAACAAAGGAAATTAGAGGCAAAGAGTATACAGCGCAGTTTAGCGGCTTGTCTAGCGCGTTAAAAATGGTAGACAGCTCATATATCGAGGGTAGCCAGAACTTGAGCACAGAGAAAATTGCAAGCTATGTATTTGAGCATGCAATCGTAGAGCCGAAAGGACTTACACCAGATAGCTTTGACACATTGGAAGAGTTTAACGAGGTTGTAAATTTCGGTAGAGACGTGCTTAACGGCAACTTTCGAGACGAGGCTAACAAAGCAGCAGCTAAAAAATAGAGCTAACGAAAATTGGGCTATGTGGCGGCTAGTGCTGGACGGGAAAATGGACTATAACACCGTATTTCACCAGATGCTACCAAGTGAAATAGACGAGGCAAACGCGGCACTAGACATATACATAGAGGCAATGAAGAAAGAAAGCAAGAAAAAATAGCCTCACAACAAAGGGGGCGCGAAATGGGAGTAGTAAGAGAGGACGTTGTACAAATTAGCTTTGACGTTGCGGACAATCCCTTTGCGGACATTACGCGGGAAGTAAACGCAATGAAAGCAGCTGTAACAGGCGGCGTAGACAGTAGTACCCAAGAGCTTAGAAACATGGCAGCGGGTGCTAAACAGGCAGCGGGCGGCGTGGACGATCTCACGGACAGCGTGAGAAAGACAGGCAGTACAGCTACAAAGTCGCAAAAGACCTTTACGCAGATGCTTAAGAGCGTGCGAGACGTAGCCAAAGCCAAAGTAGGCAACGGCTTAGACAAACTCACAAGCATACCGCAGAAAGCTAAAGGGCAATTCGACAAGCTAAAAGGCAGCGTCCAAAATATCAAAAACATAAAGTTAAGCGACATAGGCAAGGGCTTAGACAAGGCACTAGGCAAGGGCGTAACGGCTGGCGGCAAACTCTTTACGAGCTTAAAGAAAGCAGCGGGTGTAGCCTTTGACAAGACCACAAACGGCGTAAAAAGCCTTGCAAGCGCGGCGGGCAAAGCAAGCGCAGCACTAGGCAAGGGCTTAGTAAAAAGCGCGGGCGTTGTAGCAGCGGGTGTAGGTGCAGCGG